ACTTCGTGAAAGCGGGCGTAGACCCGAACGATCCGAAGTACAAGTATTTCGTTAAAGGCTACGACGGTGACATAACACCGGAGGCGATTCGACAAGCAGCAGAAGAAGCAAGTCTCATACCTAGCCAGAACAAGGAAGTGGTTGCTGAACAGCAGTCATGGAATCGGGTGGCACAGGCAGCGCGAGCTGGACAGACGAGCGAACCTCCTGTTGATTACGCTGAACGTATTGCTAATGCAAAGTCCACGGATGAAGTGATGCAACTGCTGGCCCAGGCGAGAGCCGAAGCAGAAAAATACTAATCACTCCCCATAGGATTCACATTCTTTGGGGCTACCCCTAAAGGAAAACAGCATCATGGCCTATACACAGGCAAGTTCGTTGTCAACCGACCAGGCAGCGTATGATCGCTTAGCATATTTTGCTTTGCGTTCAGAGCTTCTGTTCGATCAGGCAGCAGACGTTCAACCAACCAACCAGTCAATGCCAGGTTCTTCGGTGATCTTCACGATCTTCGCAGACCTTGCAGAAGCAACCAGCACACTTGACGAAATCACCGACGTTACACCTGTAGCGATGAGTGACAGCCAAGTGACCGTAACTCTTGCTGAGTACGGTAACACCATCAACACGACCGCAAAACTCCGTGGAACCTCGTTCTTGGATGTTGATGCAGCAGCAGCGAACCTCATTGGTTACAACGCTGGTGTTTCAATCGACAGTGTTGTGCGCGAAGTGCTTGCTGGCGGAACCAACGTAGCTTACGGCGGTGGCGGATCATCCGATCCAACAGGTCGTACCTCGGTTGCTGCTGAGGACATCATTGAAGCCAACGACATCCGTAAGCAGACTGCTGCTTTGCGTGCTGCAAACGTTGCAACCTTCAATGGTTACTACATGGGTTACATCCACCCAGACGTTTCTTATGACCTTCGCCGTGAAACCGGTGCAGCATCATGGAACGCTCCACACGTGGCTGTAGACACCGCAAACATCTACAACGGTGAGATCGGGACCTTTGAATCAGTACGATTCATTGAAACCCCTCGCGCAAAGGTGTTCGCTAACGCATCAAACGGAACCAGCTCGACTGGAACGATTGACGTGTATTGCACACACATCATGGGTCGTCAGGCGTTGGCTAAGGCTTACAGCCAGGTTGACGGCAACGGCATGGTTCCGAAGGTAGTTCGTGGACCTGTTGTTGACTCGCTCATGCGTTTCAACCCAATCGGTTGGTACTGGCTTGGTGGCTATGGCCGCTTCCGCGAAGCATCGTTGCGTCGCATTGAGTCAGCATCAAGCATTGGTGTAAACGCTTAACTAGCGTTTAACCCTCCACAAGATGTGGGGTAGCCGAGTCCCCTCGCTCGGTTGCCCCACTTTTTGTATTTGGTATAGTCTTTTCTAGCGAAAGGTTTGTATGTCGATTTCTAATTATGCGGAACTGAAAATCCTTGAACACACCACAGGCAAGACTGCTTGGACTATTCCTTCAAACGTGTATGTGAAGTTGCATACTGGTGATGCTGGTGAGGATGGGACTTCTAACGCTGCGTCTGAGGCGACTCGTAAGGTTGCTGCTTGGGCTACAGCGTCGTCTGGTGCGATTGCGACTTCTGCGACTTTGGAGTGGACGAACGTTGCTGCTACTGAAACTTATTCGCATTGGTCTATGTGGGATGCGTTGACTTCGGGTAACTGTTTGTGGACTGGTGCGTTGTCGTCGTCTGCTGCGGTTACTGCGGGCGATACTTTTCAGATCACTTCTCTCACGCTGTCGCTCGACTAGCCGTTAGGGGATAACCCCTCATGGCGCAAACAGCAGTCACAGGTTTTAGCGAACCGTTTGTTGATACTCACCCGTTTTATCGGGCAACCTATTTCCGTGTTGTTAGTCGTACTGCTACAGGTTCGGGTGATGGTTCTGCTTCTGTTGCTTCAGGGTCGGCGCAGGTTCGTTTAGGTCAGTTAACTGACTTCAGTTTCCCTTACCGTTTTGGCGGTCGTTTCTATTTGGGTGTTCGTGCGGTTGTAACGGTTACTGCTACAGCGTCAGGTTTAGGTACTGCTTCTTCTTCGGCGCAGGTGTTGCGTCAACGTCAAGGTACGGGTAGTGGTACTGGTTCGGAGTCTGCGACACGGGTTGTTGTTCTTCTTCGTAGTGCGACTGGTTCGGGTGTTGGGACGATGGATTCAACGGGGTTGCATATTGCGCCTCGTACAGCGTCAGGTAGCGGTGTTGGCACTCAGAGTGCTACGGGTCAGATTACGCCTGTTAGAACGGCTGTGGGTAGCGGATCAGGGGCTTCTAGTGTCACGTTCATTCGTGTGCCTTTGCGTACTGCTACAGGTTCGGGTGTTGGTGCAGGGTCAGGTGTTGATCTTGTTGTCAACATTCGTACTGCCACAGGTTCAGGCACAGGTAGCTCGGTCACGCTTGGTGGAATCCTCTATATTCGTAATGCCACCGGATCAGGTGTTGGTGCTTCAACTTCTGAGTGGACTAAATCCCATATCTTCCGTGTGCCATACACCTACAACTATCCAGGTGGATATTTCGGTGGTGGGGATGCAGCGAACCGTTTGGGCCGTTATGACCGTTCGGGTGTTCGCGCACGAAACCTATACAAACTTAAAACAGGTGAGTACACCATTGTTGACCAGCGTGATCTAGGTCAGGTAGAGAAACTGTGGTACGGCGGTCGCTTGCATTTCTTGAACGATGATGAGGTTGCAGAACTCACCGCAGCAGGCTTTGGAGATAGCATCACCTGATGGCAATTTTTACACCACCCACCGACAACTATGTGCGCCCTACGCTCGCAGAGAACTTCACTAAAGGGTTAGTGCTATCCCAAGAGCAACGACTCGCTAACCGTTTAGCATCCCATGTTCGACCAACCCCTAGAGGTAGGAACGTGTTTCTGTTAACGAACGGAACATACACCGAGAACGAACCATCAGATATGGATACTGTTGCGAAAGTGTATTACGGTGGACATAACATTGAGGTCACAGCAGACGAGGTAGCATCGCTTACCGCAGCAGGATACGGGGAGTACATAAGTGGTTAAACATCAAGAAACGCACCCAGGTTTAGATGTTGAGGGTTGCTTTGGTTGCAAGATTTCTCATGTTGGTATCGGTGCTGACGCGATGCCTTCACGGGGTGGTAAAGCTAGGGTTGCGACAATCAATCAGAAGGATCGTGTGCTAGACAGAGACTTGGACGCATATCAGCGTTTACGCCGTAACGGTGTTCAACCTAAGAACATTGATGGCTCAGCACAAGTCGAGAAACGAGCAGAAGAAAAATGGCAAGTCGAATCGGGGATACTTCCAAATACCTGAGCCTTGTTGGGGTGAACCTGCCTCATGTTGGTTACGGGAAAATGGTTCAAGGTTTACAGCAAGGGTTGGCTGGCAAAGTTGAGTTCCGTGATGATGCTGAGCGGGTGGTGTTCGCTCTAAAACCGAACATGGTTAAAGGCTGGTATGTGGGGCAGAAGGCTGCATTGTTGACGATGTGGGAAACGAACCAGTTGCCAGGAGAGTTCTCCGACTATCTAGATTTGTTTGACACGATCATCGTTCCGTCTTTGCATAATTGGGAGTTGTTCTCACAGTTTCATGACAACGTGCGTGTAATACCTTTAGCGGTTGATCGTGAGGTTTGGTGTCCGAAGGAACGGCCAAAGAACAAGAAGTTCAAGATTTTGTGTGGCGGGTCAGAGTGGTATCGCAAAGGCTTGGATGTGGTGTTGAAAGCGTTTCTGGAAATGAATCTTCCTGACGCTGAACTGCACATCAAGATCGTTCCCCCATATCTGTCTGCACCGGACAAGTTGGATTATCCGAATGTTGTGGTGCATGGGGATTGGATGACTGTTGAGGATGAAGCCGATCTGGTTAGGTCTATGGACTGTTTCATTTCGGTGTCCCGTGGTGAAGGGTTCGGGCTGATGCCGTTACAAGCAATCTCTGTTGGCGTACCCACGATTCTTTCTGACGCTCACGGGCATCGAGAGTTCTCTGATCTTGCCACCCATCGCATCCCAACCCGTCTAGTTCCCACGAATATCGGGTCATGGCAAAATGTTGGTGAGTGGGATGAACCTGAATTTAGTGCGATATTAAGTGCGATCCAAGACATCTATGACAACCGTGAAAGGTACAGGGAACAAGCAGAAATGTATGCGGGTGAAGTGTCAGCGTTCAACTGGAACACGGCAGCAGATCAACTGTTACAGGTGGTGAAGCCAAGCGGGAAACTGGTGGCAAACAAATGGAAGCCGTTGGAACCAACCTTTGAAATTGAGGTGAAACGCAGGGTGCAGGCAGACATTGGTCGGCATCGGGTAGACCTTATGCCTGGGATGAAGCACCGTGTAGTGTTGAATGTGCGTGACGTGTTAAGAGATTCTGGAGTATTGGTATGAACAATTTGAGTAAGCCTGTTTGGGATCGACCGAACCCTAAGAAGAAATCTAAGAAGTTGTCTCCTAAGCAGAAGGCTTCGGCTAAAGCGTCGGCAGCGAAAGCTGGTCGTCCTTACCCTAACCTGATTGACAACATGAAGGCAGCAAAGAAGAAGAAGCGTGGCTAAAACTCCTGCTTGGCAACGCAAAGAGGGCAAGAACCCTGCGGGTGGTTTGAACGCTAAAGGTCGTGCGTCAGCGAAGAAGCAGGGCATGAATTTGAAGCCACCTGTTTCTGCTTCACAGGCTAAGAAGTCACCGAAAGCGGCTGCTCGACGTAAATCGTTTTGTGCGCGGTCTGCTGGTCAGATGAAGAAATTTCCAGATGCCGCGAAAGACCCTAATAGTCGTCTGAGGAAGGCTCGTCGTAAGTGGGACTGTTAAAAGCCTGTTCAAAGTGCAAGGTGGAAAAGCCATATACGGCAGAGTTTTTTAGATTAAACAAACATAAAACAAGTGGTTTGGACAGCTGGTGCAGGTCATGTGCGGCGGACTATCGGAGACAAAACAGGTTTGCAGATGGGATTAAAGACAAGGTTCGCGCAAAACTCGCTCGACAATTATCGGAGTGTTTGATTTGTGGGGTATCCGCAAAATTGGTTGTAGACCACGATCATAAGACTGGAGCGGTCCGTGGGGGGCTCTGTTCAAACTGTAATTTAGGACTAGGACATTTCAAAGACAACCCTGAATTGCTCAGATTTGCTGCTTTATATTTAGAAGGAAGTTGTGGTTGCGGTAAGTGCGAGGTGGCTTGGGGCGGAGGCGTGGTAATCTGATTGCCTAACTAGCGAAAGGTTGTACTATGCCAAAGGTCGGAAAGATGGAGTTCCCTTACACCGCTAAGGGTGTTGCTGATGCCAAGAAAGCCAAAAAGAAGATGGGCAAGCCTATGAAGAAGGCTAAGAAAAAGAAGTAAATGTCTACTGCTGGTGCGCTCCTTGATCGGGTGTCACGCCAACTTCTTTCGGGAACTGTTGAGGAACGAAACAAGTTAGCGTCATCTGTTGACTCTGACGACACTTCTTTCGTCATGTCCTATGACTTGGCGGGGCTTCGCGCTGGCACAATTTTTGAGGTTGACTCTGAACTGATTTATGTTTGGGAAGCAACAAGTGGTAACAAGACAGTGACCGTTGAACGTGGCTATGGTGGGACTACCGCAGCGTCACATTCTGCTGGTGCGATCGTGGTGTTGAATCCTCGTTTCCCTAAGTCACAAATGTTGGAAGCGTTGAACCAAGACCTTGATGATTTGTCTAGCCCGTTGAACGGCCTGTTCCGTGTTGTGTCAACAGATGTGGACTATAACGGTGCTGACCGTCAGATCAACTTGGCTGGTGCTACATCAATAATTGATTTGCTTGATGTTCGTTTGCGTTATCTTGCTACTGATTATCCGGTGATCCGTAAGGTTCGTTTGCAACGTGATTTGCCTACATCTGATTTTGCTTCAGGGTTTGCTTTGGTGTTTGATGAGTCAGTAATGGCTGGCACTTTGCGTGTCCGCTACAAAGCCCCTTTTGCTCGCGTGTCTGCTGTTAGCGACAGTTTGCAGTCGGTTGCCAATCTTCCCGTGACAATGGAAGATATTTTGGAGATGGGTGTGATGTCCCGTATGTTGTCAACCCGTGAAGTGAAACGTAACTTCATCGAGTCGCAGGGTGATACTCGTCGTTCTGATGAGGTTCCACCTGGGGCTATGCGTGACTCGTTCAGTAACATCCTGCGTTTGCGTCGTGACCGTATCATCGCTGAAGCAGCGAAACTTGCGAGACAATACCCGTTGACTATTAGGGCGTAGCGGTGGCAACGCTTATAGATTTCTCTACCGCATACCGTGGTGGGCCTGCATACTTTACGGGTACAGGTTCTACACAGGTAGTTCCATACATTTACCCTGTCGCTATTAACGGCAGACCGTACATGATTGATACGAAGTCAAATGATTTCGGTCGACAGTTTGATGCCCGTGTTCGTGACTCGGTTGACCAATCTGCTGAACCTGGTGAGTCAGCTATTAACCCGCAAGGACTATGGCGTAGGTCGCAGTCGTCTTGGCATTACGGTGCAGGACAAACGTATTCGGATACTGCTGATGCTGAGGCGTACCGTTTCCGCGCAAGCAAAGGTGTGAACGTGTGGAACCGTGGCGAGATATCGCTACTGCCAGCAACCACCCGCGCATACGAATCAACAAGCAACAATCTGTATATGACTACTGCTAACGGTCGTATTTATGGGACTGAAGGGCAAACGGTTCGCTACACCTCAGACTGGACAACCTTCACCACGGTCACAGGAACCAACGCATCCAACCTGTACAGCATCACCTCAGACGGTTACAACGTGTTCTTCTCTTACGCTGATGGTGACATAGATCAAACGAACGCTGGCACATCAGCAGCATCTAACTACATCACCGGCATTGAGGCTGGTGTTGTGGCGTATGTTCGTGGCCGTTTGATGGTTGCTGGTCAGGGTTCGGATAGCCAAAAGATTTGGAATATCACCACCACCCCAGGTTCTTCTGCGAATAACCCGTCAGCTTTGTTTACTCATCCGAACGTGAACTTTAATTGGGTTGGTTTCGCTGGTGGACAGAACCAAATTTATTGTGCAGGCTATTCGGGTAACAAGTCGTTGATTTATAAGACTGCTGTGAAACCTGATGGTACGGCGTTGGATATTCCTACTGTTGCAGCCGAGTTGCCTTTGGGTGAGATTGTCACTAACATAGATGCGTACCTCGGATTCGTGGTCATTGGGTTAACGACAGGGTTGCGGTTCTGCTCGTCGGACAGCGACGGCAACCTTGTCGTTGGTCCACTGATCGAGACAGGTACATCGGTTAATGCGTTCGCTGCTATCGGACCTTACCTGTATTTCGGGTGGACGAACTATGACACCACCTCAACTGGTATCGGTCGTTTGGATATTGGTACACAGATCGCCACGAACCAGCCTGCTTATGCTTCAGATTTGATGGCTGATGTTCAGGGAACTGTTGTTGACATTCATGAATATGACAATGAGGTGGTGTTCACGGTCGCTGGTTATGGTGCGTATCGTCCTCACCCAACAAACCTTGTTGCTTCAGGAACTTTGGATTCTGGTATTTATCGTTGGGGTGTACCGGACACGAAGTTTATTCCAAAATGGGATTTGCGTACTGAGCCGTTGCATGGGACTGTGGCTTTGTCGGTGGCATCGGATTCGGGTGATTTCCGTTCTGTTGGTACGCAAACTGTGGAGAACTCGTTGGAGTCCACGTTTGATGGGTTTGAGTCGAAGGTGTTTGAAGCTGAGGCTCGCCTGACTTTGAGCCGTTCTGATACGGATTCTTCTAAGGGGCCGACTGTGACCCGCTGGTTGGGTCGGGCGTATGCTGCACCGTTGCGTTCACAGATTTTCTCTGTGCCACTACTCCTGCACCACAAGTTGAATATCCGTGGGTTTGAATACTTCATGGACGTGGATACCGAACTGAACTATTTGCGTGACCTTGTGGAGAACCCGCGGGTTGTGACCTATCAGGAGAACGCCAGCACCTATTCGGTGATCGTTGAGGATGTCCGTTGGCAACCTGTGGACTCTGCAAACAACCATAACGCTTGGGACTGGAACGGAACCTGCGTCATTATTATGCGTAGTGTAAGATAGCCCCGTATGCCTGCTTTTACACGACGACAATACGCTGGTGCTGCTGCTGCGACAACGATCACGGCTGGCATCAACACAACTGACACGACTTGTTCTTTGGCTTCAACCACTGGTTGGCCGTCTACTGCGGGTGTTCCTTTTTATGTGGTGATTGATCCAGGTACTTCGGCTGAGGAGAAGTGCAGTGCAACTATTTCGGGTTCGACTCTTACTCTTACTAGGGGTCAGGATGATACGAGTGCAAGTAGTCATTCTTCGGGTGCGACGATCTATCCGGTGTTTACCGCTAATGATGCGGATGAGGCGAACGAAGTTGTAGCGAAGCTGACAACTAAGGGCGACTTGTTGGTTACTACTGGTTCGGCTTTGAATCGTTTGGCTGTTGGCACGAACGACTTTGCGTTGTTGGCTGATTCTTCTGCTACGAATGGTGTGGCTTGGAAGCAACTTCCTGCGGCTGGTTTGGCAGACAATGCTGTTACGAAAGCAAAGGTTGCTGACCGCGCTATTGGTTCGGCTGAACTTGATGGGTTGAGTGTTAACGCTGGTACGACTAGCGCATATA